TGGCGCTTCGCAGCGCCACCCGATGTTTGTCGGATTCCCACTGATTCCCAGAACAAGGTCCTGGCAGCGCAATGGTAACCTTGGGGGATCTCACTTCGTTCTACCGGAGGACAACAATGACAGCTGGATACGATCAGCGGAAGCGGCAAAGAGAGCCGTTGAAATTCCGCTGGTTCGACTCGAATGGTGTTTTACAACATTCGGGTTCAAGTCCTCAACTGTCTGAGTCAGTCACTTCTTACCGAAGTGATGTTCGTGGGACCAGACTGGATCCTCGGCAGGTCGATCTCTACGGCGGCTTTTTACAGCGCCGTGAAGGAGGCCTTGCAGAGTATCTTAATCCTGGTCCCCGCCTTCTAGCTGAGCTAGAGGCGAGTGGTCTTGCATCAAAGAGTGATCATGAATCACTCACTGGCTTGGGCATCGATAACGGTCATCCGTTTGAGATGTCTAGTCAGCGTATGCAGACTTCACTACGACGAGACGTGAGATATCGTCCGAACGGAAACGGTTATCCCGTTTCGTATCGGTGCGTAGGCAACCCGGTGTTTATATCGGACTTGCCCGTAGGTTCTTCCGCGATATCAAGGATGCCGTTTGAATTCGGCTCCTTGCCCTCGGCCCCACAGTACAAGACCAGTTTTACAGGTCTTGCACAATCGCCTCCTGACAGCAAAAAGCTGCAGAGCGATGGGACCCAGTTGCTCACATCACTGGCTCCTGCTTCACCGAAGGTGAGCGTGACCGGTGCTTTCCTTGAGCTTGCTCTCGGATTGCCCCAAATCCCACTCCACACACTTAATAAACTGAGTGTTGGTGGCGTGGGGGACGAGTACCTTAATGCGGTATTCGGGATCATGCCCACCTACGACGACGCTGTTAACATCGCGAAAACTTTGCGCGATGTCTCCCTGAAGATCCAACAGATCAGACGGGATGAGGGTCGTCGTATTCGGCGTAGGGGTAAACTGCCTGTCCAATCAAAGGCCGAGATCTTTCAGGATTCCGAACTTGGGATCCCTCGGATCTGGGCCGGGCGCGGTATCGATCCACTTACTTCGTGGACGAAGACTGGCACACCGCAAGGTGATATGCTAGTCTATGGCGCTCAAGGACAGCAGGATATGCCCTACAACAAGCAGTTGTTCATGTCTCAGACGAGGTACGTGACCTTCTCTGGGTCATTTACCTACGTACTCCCCGAGATTCCCGGTTTTACCGGTCGTCTCGAGAAGTACCTCAGTGCGATGGACGCCTTGTTGGGTCTATCGCTCTCGTCGAAGACTGCATGGCAAATTACGCCATGGTCCTGGCTCATCGATTGGTTCCTGGATATACGGCAAAACATCGCCGCGATTCAGGTAGCCCATGATGACAACCACGTGGTCAACTACGCCTATGCTATGGAAACGGTCGAAAGAAAGGCCGTCGCCAAGGTGCAGTGGACGCAGGTTAGCCCCCTTGAGGGTGCTACCTACGTTAGCACATCCGTTAACTCCGTTTTTAAACGGCGGATTCGTGCTAACCCGTACGGTTTCGTGAACGAAGCAGACAGTGGGGCTTGGGGCCCCTACCGTCTGGCTATCCTCGCCGCGCTCGGTATTTCTAGAGCGTGACGCGGATGTCCTGCCCCTGTCATCGTGCCAACCGGCACAACATCTGGAAGAGGACCAAATGGCACTCGTCGACCCTCAGACTATGACCGTCGGATCTGCTGTCTCGCTGCCACGTACCGTCACGGATAACACCGCGGCGACGTACCAGTCAGCGGACGGCACCGTCTCCCTCCTGGTTTCGCACCAGGTTAAGGGTGGACGGCGACGGTCCCTCATCAAGGCCAGTCGTAAGAAGGTGTCGACCGACCCGCTCACCGACGTTAAGTCGGAGATCGGTTCGGTTATCAACATCTCCATCGACCGGCCCAACGTGGGCTTCACGGAGACCGAGCTCGTAGAGCTCGTTACCGGCGCGACGACCTGGATGACTGCGAGCACCAACGCGAACCTGAAGAAGGTTCTGGGGCTCGAGTCGTAACCAGGCGTCACACCAGTCGTCTCGCATGTCCCGAAGGGACTTCCCTATTGCCCTGAAGGGCGTGCGGGCGTGAAGGGCAGGTGGGGGGCTTCGGCTCCCCACCTGTCGAATCTGAGCGTCGAACCTGGCGTGGCTCAATCAAGAGCTCTTGCCAGGTGAGTGTCATGTGGTTTGGATGCCCATCCCCGTATGAACGGAGAGAACATGAAAAGCCTTGTAACACTCTTCCACAAGGTTCTCACTGACGTGGGAATCTTCTGCTCGACAAACACCAGTCGCGATATTGTAACCGTCACGACTCGGTTCGAGAATGAGGGATTCGAGTTTTTTACTCGAGTCCTGCCTCGTCTTGGTGCCGGGCTCGAAAGAGCTCTGGACCTTGGCGAGGCGAGTCCTGACCTGTTCCCGGGTTTCCGGTGCAGGCAGAAGACCCCTGTTTTTCTGGGGGGCTTCTTCGACCTCATTTTTGACCGCACGAGTGGAGCTCTGCTGGATGACCCTTCGGTCGAAGCAATACGATCTGTCCGTCAGCTTACGCTGATGTTCAAGAAAGTTGAGCTCGAGTGCGGGGCGGAACGAACGCAGAAAGCGTTCGATTCTTTCGTCCAGTCCAACACTGATGTCGGTAACTGGGAGACTGCCATTGAGCCGGAACTCGTAGAAGAGTTTCGGCGCGTGGCAGACGTGGTTTTCTCAGTTGTCTTGTCAAAGGTGAACCTTCGGGTTCGTGACTTTGACCTGACCCCGGCCCACGGGTCTGGCGCCACGGCGGATAGGTTGATCGCTAACGCGAAATATACCATGCCGACGTGGACGGACAGACTCGAAGCCGTAGCGCCGTACTGGCGCTATGCTGCTTTCCGAGGTTATGCTTCGGAAGATTACAGCAGGATCGACATGAGGTCCCCGGAACGTGAACTACCTGTCAAGGTGGTCGCTGTTCCTAAGACGTTGGAGACCCCACGGATTATTGCGGAGGAGCCCACCTGCATGCAGTTCGTGCAGCAAGGGGCATTCCGTGCAATTCGTGATTCGATCGATCAGAGTTACTTGGTCGATCTGATCGGAACAGGAAGCCAGGAGCCTAACCAGCTTCTCGCATTGGCAGGGTCCAGGGATGGATCCCGCGCTACGCTCGACTTGAGCGAAGCATCCGATCGTGTTTCCAATCTGCTTGTTCAAGCTCTCTTTGAGTCCTACCCAGATCTTTCGGATCTGGTTCAGGCTTCGAGAAGCTTGCGAGCCGACGTCCCCGGGCACGGAGTGATCCGTCTTCGGAGATTTGCGTCGATGGGGAGTGCGCTGACGTTTCCCGTTGAGACGATGGTCTTCTTGACCATTGTTTTGATGGGGATTCAAGACGCGTGGAACCTCCGCTTTACTCGCCAATCACAGATTGAGTGGTTGGTGGGGTGGGTGAGACTCTATGGGGATGACATTATTGTCCCCACAGAGGTCGTTCCTTCCGTTGTGAAGTACCTGGAGCTTTTCGGGCTCCTAGTCAACCACAACAAGTCTTTCTGGAGTGGTAACTTCAGAGAGTCGTGCGGGATGGAATACTATCGCGGCGAAGACGTGACTATTAGTCGCGTCCGACGCGTACTTCCATCTAGCCGGAAGGACGTGGACGAATTGGTCTCAGCTACTGAACTCCGCAACCATCTCTACAAGAGAGGGTTGTGGAATGCCGCTGGCTTCCTGGATGACTATCTTTCGAAAATCATCCCGTGGCCCGCGGTGGCTGAAACTTCAACCGCCCTAGGTAAGTTTTCCTTTCTGGGTTTCGACTCGGATAGGGACTCGCCTAGTCTCCATCGGCCTCAGGTTAAGGCTGCTGGAGTCAAGTATCGCAAGAGAAAATCAGTAATCTCTGGCGATGCGGCGTTGATGAAGTGTCTGGCTTACCGGGAGGTAGTCGAGTTGCATGACTACGAGCCGGCTCACGCTGACGCTGATCATCTTTCGTTCGCGGGACGTCCTGATGCGTCTAGCATAAACATCAGGTGGCACAACTCTATTTGAGTTGTGGCTGGCTAA